GTGAGTTTGAAGCTTACAATGAATTTGGGCTCGAAGATCCAGACAACATCACAAAAGCTCAAAAAGCACTATCACTTGCAAAGATCAAGTTCGATCTCACGAGTGGAGGTGGAATAACCTACTTCATTTTCAAGAACGCTGAAACTCTACAGAAAGCAGTTGAAGCTGTTGAGAATGTTATCGATAAGAAAAAAGAACAGGAATGGGAATGAAGCACATAAAACTATTTGAACAGTTCGTCACTGAAGGTTACACCGGAAAGTGGAAAGTTGAAACCTGGGGTAAGATGCCAGGTGCACCTGAGTGGGAAATTGNNTTGACGTTAAAAAGGGATTCAAAGATGATGATGAAGCTAATAAGTGGGCAGATTCACAGAAACAGGGAAAGGATCTTTCCTATGCAATTGAACCAGAAGAAGGGTGGTTCGATCCAGCTGGAACTTGGCATCCCGATCAGGATCCTGACAGCGATGATTTTTACGATCCAACTTCTGCTTACGAATCAAAGAACGAAGATGATCTGAAGGATGTCCCGCCAACTGCTATCTATGATGGTAAGAACGGTGAAAAGATAGAAGTGAAGGAAATTGAGGGACAGGGAATGGCTGGTGAACCCATGACATTCGCATACGTTTTCTGCGACGGTAAGATTTCTCATTCAAAGGAACTCAAATCGGTCATGACACCTTCTGATTTCAAAGATATGTCTGACTATCTCAGAGCAATCGCTGATAGCAATGAAGCTTCAGCTATATCTTGGGCTGAATAAAAACGAACGAAAATGAAACACATAAAGCTGTTTGAGGATTTCAAATTGAACGAGATTGTTGGAAAACAGTCCCAGTATTACGGTTACGATGAAAAGAAAACGAGCGAGGGTATGAAGAAGCTCTGGGCTGCTATACTATCCCTTGTTCAGGAATCTCCTATAACTTTTGATATTACAAAATCAGAGGATTACATGCAAGTGGAGGGTCCTTTCAACACTTACATGAGATTCGGTTACGATAAGAAGGGCGGCTTGTACTACGTGGAGGGAAATAAGTTCAAAGTTTCCAACGAGGATCCAGAAAAGACTTTCAAGGAAGCTAAGAAATCGATGGAGCTGAAGTATTTTTTGAAGGGAGAAAAAGTTGAAAAGCTAAAAGCCGACAGGTTAAAAAAGGTCATCAAGGATGCTAACACATTAGATGGTTTTTCTCCTGTGAAAGTCATCATGGATTTTCTGTATTACTCTGAACCAATTAAGAGAGCTGACAAGGAAGATAGATCTGGTCCCTGGGCTACAAGCGGAACTTCTGTCGACACCTACATCTACGATCTCAAACCTCTATGTGATGGTTTGGACATCGATATCGAAGGGGTTAAGGAAGTCATAATGAAGAACGAGGAACAGATCATAAAGAAGCTCGGTCACTACGCAAACGGAATGATGTCAAAGAAAACTGAAAAATTTGCAGTTTCTGATTACAAGCTAACCATAACAATCGAAACTCACATATACTACAACTGATAAAATAGAACTTCATGGTAATTGTCGGTGTTGACATGTCTAAAAATTCTCCGGGTGTTTGCATAAGGAGAGATTCTAACTTAAAATTCATTTCATTCATACGCGGAAAGGATAGTGGAAAACTGTCTGCTACAGACACCGCACACTCTGAGCTGTTGAAAAAATGCGGAGTTGAGATACATTCCTACAATTTTTCGCAACCAGCAAAGATGGAATACTCCGAGTCGGAGGTGTGGAAAGCTAACGATGCTAAGAGGTACGCATCGTGGATAACATCACACATGCCGGAAGATGTAGATTTCATCGGCATAGAGGGATTTTCGTACGGCTCAAAGGGAAATTCCTTCATAGATGTTGTTGGTTACGGTTACGCTGTCAGAATGGCTATCCTTGAAAAGTACCCTTCCAAGTTTTCTGTGTTCTCCCCGGGAAACGTTAAGAAAACTGCAGGAAAGGGAAATGCTAACAAGGAAGCCATCATGGAGTTTTTTGTCAACACAAAGATCGCTGATCTGCGTGAAAATGAATTCTGGAAGAACCTGAAGCTTGAAAAGATAGACAGGGCTCGCAAACCCGTGGATGATCTTGTGGACAGCTTCTACGTTCAGGAATGTGCCAAAAATTTGTACGAAAAAAATTTTTCCACATTGAAAGTTTAGTTTAATTTTACTAACAAACACTTCAACATGAAATCAAAGCTAGTTCTCGATTTCCATCCTGTTAACAAGAACCCCATAGCAAAGATTGTGATCGTACGTGATCGAAAGATCAGGAAAAACGAACCCATGCCACCGTTGGAAATGAATCGTCTGTACGATACTCGGGTTCTTCCTCCGCAGAACCAGCAGAACATTGAGATTGAAATCCAAGGTGGAGTAGACAAGTATGATCATCTGAAAATTCAAGTCAAACCCAGCTATTGCTTAAACGGTCCCTACGGGCAGTATTTGCACGGTGTGAAACGTTCGTGGAGCCGAGGTTTTGTTGACAAGGATGAACGGTTAGACGATCTCATGAGAGAATGCACAAGAGCTCTCACTGGTGTGCACAAACTGGCTACGAAAAAGGATCTGAGCATCATAAAACCCTTCATCCTAAAAGCTCTTTCCAAGCTCGATCGTAATTTCAAGAAGGGATAATAGAGTACCTTAGATCGTTTCTCCAAAAACATACAAATGTCTCCTGGCATCTCCAAATAGCCAGGAGACATTCTTTTGCACACTGTCCTGAACTTTTTTCGGATATGTGCTAAGATATATAGTTAGTAAACTTACAATTCAAAATTCAACGGGCATTAACAGGGCAATCCCTACATTTTCGATTCTCATTGGCAATGGGCCTTGAGCTCGAAAGCTAAGCTCGAAGAGATCAGAACAAGTTTACTGGGCATCTAAAACAATTCTAAACATTTAACAGGCAATTATGGAAAACTTTCAAGACATTTTCAACTTAAGTACTGAAGACTTCGTTGAAAAATCAACAACCAAAGAATCGGAACTTTACAAACCGAATGCCAAGGACGGCAAAGACAACGTTTACAAAGCTCTCATACGTTTCGTTCCCTGGTACAAAGATCCCCGCAAATCAAAAATCAAAAAGTATTCGTACTGGTTAGAAGATCCTCTGACTGGTGATGGATTCTCGGTTGACTGTCCTTCTACAGTCAACCAAAAGTCAGTTATCCAGGACACTTTCTGGAAGCTGAAAAAGTCCCAATCTGTTGCGGAACAGAAACTCTCAGAAAAATTCAAGCGTAGGGAAAATTACTACGCGCTCATCCAAATCATCAAGGATGAACACAGACCTGAACTGGTCGGAAAAATCAAGGTGCTGAAATTCGGTCAGAAGCTGAATGCTATCATTCAATCTGAGCTTCAACCTGAGTACGGAACTCCCTACAATCCGTTCGATCCGCTTAACGGTAGACCGATGGCTCTCACCGTTACGATCTCTGGAGGTTTCAACAACTACGATCAGTCGAAGTTTGTTGGTGACAAAGGTTTTCCAGCTCTCTTGAACGGTAAACCTATTGAAAATTCGAAGGAGAGCATGCAAGCTTTCTTTGAATTCCTGAAAACAAATTCACCCGATCTTGGAAATTACGATTTCAAAGAGTGGGACGAGGAACTCAGAGCAAAAGTCAAATCAGTCATCGAGAACGCTGTTCCTTCAATGAGAACGGCTGAATACGTGGCTAAAACATCAACAGCTTCTGGTGGTAGCAAAGCTCAATCTCAGGAAATCGATCTCTCTGATTTTGATGAAAAACCAAGCGGCAAGGGAAAGAGTGAAGAAGTAGATTTGAATTTCGACGATTTTGAAAAAGAAAGCAGCGGAAGTTTAGACGATGACATCTACGCAGGACTATAAGAAAGATGAGAAAAACGTGAAGGAAGGGGAGATTGATTTCTCCCCTTCTTTTTCTTTGGATCTCAAACCAGTGAACAATGATGATTTGTGGAGGAAGATCTATGCTTCTCTGTCTGAAATTCTCAACAAGAGATTCTCAGATGATAGAAAGCGAAGGATCAAGCCATTCACAGATCGTATAGCGTTCGCATGCCCATACTGCGGCGATTCCTCGAAGGATGCTACGAAAAAACGTGGCAATATCTTTGTCGAATCGATGAACTATCACTGTTTCAACGGTGATTGCAATACTCACATGGGTCTCTATTATTTTCTAAAGGATCAGGGACAGCTCGATAAATTCTCCGTTGAGGAAATTGCATACATGAAAGAACAAGTTTCCCAACATTTAGCAGAGCACGGTTTCAAAAAGATTCAGATATCACAAGACATAGAATCTCTCATCTCAGATGATGCTATGAACTTGACTGTGTCTAGAGATTTTTTTATTGAGAGATTTAAGCTGCAGGAAATAAAAGGATCTCGCATAGAGAGATACTTAGTGCAGAGATTGCAAACAGATTTTCACAAGTTTGCGTTCGATCCGAAGAAGGGACTTCTGTACGTTTTCAATCTAACAAAGGATGGCAGCAGAATCATAGGCTATCAGATAAAAACTTTCAACAAACGAAATCCTTACTTGACGTACAAAACTTCGGGTATGCACAAGGAGCTGAAAATTTTCAAGGACGAAAACAAGGAGCTTCTTGAAAAGATAGACACGATAGCTACAACATTTGGTGTCATGAATCTCGACATAAACAGGGCTATCACCGTTTTCGAGGGCCCGTTAGATTCGTTTCTGTTCCCTAATGCAGTTGGTGTATGTTCAGCTAAGAACGATTTTCCGTTCGAGGTTGACAGCTTGCGTTACTTTTACGATAACGATGAGACGGGAAAAGATTGGGCTATGAAGAGAATGGAACAGGGATTTCCTGTTTTCATGTGGAGAAAGTACATACATGACAATGAACTTGCAGCGTACGAATCTAAAATAAAAGATCTGAACGATCTTCTTATTGAAGCTAAGAGAAAATCTCTGAAACTCAAAAAGTTCGCAGACTATTTTAGTGCTGACAAACATGATATTTACTGGATCTGAGAATAATGATAAATGTGACATGATATATAGTGAAAACGATTCATCATGCAAATTTACAAAATAACAAATAAGATCAACGGCAAAATTTACATCGGTCAAGATTCTTTTGATAGAGACGATTATTTTGGTTCTGGAAAACTTATTTCTAGAGCTATTAAAAAGTATGGAATAGAAAATTTTAAAAAAGAAATCGTAGAAGAGTGCATAAATAGAGAAAGCCTAAACGAAAGAGAGATGTTTTGGATATCTCAATGTAATTCAACAGATCCAAAAATTGGTTACAATATACGTTTGGGAGGTGAAGGTGTAGCAGCAGGTTCTAAATTATCGAAAAAACATAAAGAATCGATAAAACGAGGCATATTAGAAAAATGGAAAGATGATAATTTCAGGAAAAAAATGAAATTTGTTAATAAACAAAGTATAGAAAACAAAAGTGGTCTTTATTCTGCTGAAACTGTAAAAAAAGCGGCAATTTCTCGTAGAGGATTTAAACACACAGAAGAAACTATAATTTTATTCAGAAAGCAAAGAAAGGGAAAATTTTCAGGAAATAAAAATCCAATGAAAGGAAGATCTTTTCACGATATATGGGTAGAAAAATATGGGAAAGAAGAAGCTGATAGGAGAAAAAAAGAAGTTTATTTAAAGAGAAAAACTTCTAGAAAATCACCGTATGATATATGGGTAGAAAAATACGGAAAAGAAGAAGCCGACAGAAAAATGAAACAGCGTGAAATTTTAAGACAAGAATCTTTTAGAAAAACCCAGGAAAAAAAGAAGCAATCTAAATGATTTGGTATGGCTATAGACGAAAACGAAATGCTAAAATTGGAGGGTTACGATCTCGAACGAAGAGAAGTGATTTCAGCTCCGGTCGAGTTCAATTCGAATTTGAGTGATGAAAAGGTTGAGCTGTCTATGGAATTTTCACAACCAGTAATGAAGAAAAAAATTGAGATACACCATGTCGAACACACAAAACCCGGATCAACAGGATCAAAAACAGGCGGCCTCTTCTGACGATTACATTGAGAAGTTTTCGACTGAGCGCTCGACATGGTCAAACGCTACTATCGAAATAGGAAGGAGATTCAGAGATGTTGAAAATTTAGCAGAAGTGCAAGTTGATTTGTACTCCAAGAGACAGGAAGCTCTTGAGTACCAGTACAAGCTGATAGGAATTCACACGCGCTTGAAAAATTTGTACGCTGTTGAATGGAAAAAGGCTTACGATAGTGCAAGTGTTAACGAAGACATACGTTACAACGACAAGGAAAGATCTAAAGTAGCAGAGAGTATGGTTTCGAAACTGAAATTCAAAGTTGAGAGCGTTAGCAATCAGATAGAATTTTTCAGGGAAACTATCAAAACTATAGACAACATGATATTCGGCGTGAAGCACAGGATTGACATCGAAAACTTTAAAGTTGGAATGAAATAAACTCAAATATGACACCAAGAGATTTTGCTTACTGGTTACAGGGTTTCTTTGAAATAGCTGGAACTGATGAACTCACCCCCGATCAAGTTAGAATGATAAAAGATCATCTCAACCTAGTTTTTTATCATGCTGTTGAAGAAAACAGGATCATGTCATGTGGAACATCGGGAAGAATACACGGCTGGGTAGATGACTATTCGCATCTGCATTCAGGTTCTTCAGGTGAAAGTATGACATGTGGAACAACTGGTTACAGCCAGGGAGATGGAAAACCTGTCATTGGAATGCCGGAAGATTCACATGTTATCAAACAACCACAATTTTTACAGGAACATTTGGATTACCATGAAATTCCGAATGACTTGCAACATGAATGAAACTTAGAGTAACAGAGAACAACAGGTTCATACGTCTGTATGAAGCTTCTGAGATTGAACTTGATCAGCTCAAATTCTCTCT